AAACTGAAAAAGCAGGCAAGAGAATGCCAACAGATAGTGAGTTTACAGAATTATTAAAAACTAAAGAAGATATGCCTAATCTTGTTTTTTCAGGCTACCGCGATACTAGTGGTGCTTTCGGCGGTTCGGCCGCACACACTCACTTTTGGTCGTATTCCATGGATGGGGCTACTTCTTGGCTACGCTACCTGCTCTCTAGTAGTTCCACTGTCACCTGCCGTTTGCATGACCAGGCGCACGGCTTTTCGGTTCGTTGTCTTAAAAAATAAAGAATAAATAGATATGATATAATTGGGTAAGTAGTTCATTGAAATCACGAGTCAGTTAGTTAATCAAAAATATGTCAGAAATAAGAAATATTCGTTGTGAGTTAGTTAGTGGGGAAGATGTTAGCCATTTTGAAGGGAAATTAAAAACTTTTATTGAGTCATTAGGGCTTGATGTAAGTCAAAGTAAAGCGGCAAAAGATATGTCGCAAACAATACTATGGGATTGGTTTAATTATATAACCAACCATATCACAGACCATTTATCTGAAAAGAAAAAATGGTATTCTGAAAAATAGAACATTATCTACAAAAGTTGGTTCTGGTTCAGAATAATTATTAGAATTATTGACTCGTGATTTTAGTGAATTAACCAAATAACAAAAACAACTTATGGAAAAAATGAGAATTTTAGATAAATTAAAAACTAAATAAACAATAGATATATGACCTACAAGTCAGAAAACTGTAATTGTCCTTTGAAAGTTTAGTTCTTAATATATAGGTTAGTTTTTAAAACTTAGTAAGTTAAAATCACAAATCGTAGAAGTGAACTCTGCAATAAGCACCTGCGAAAGGAAACCCTTGCAAGGTCAGGTTGGAATAACCAGTTGAACTTACTATCCATTATGATTGAGTGCAGTTCATACATGGTAAAAAGTGATTTATCTATATATTAAGAACCGAGCTTTTATAAGCAATTGTTCTTTTAAAATTAAATATCAAGAAAGGAGGAAACTACAATGGCTAAAAGAAGAAGAAGGCGTAAACCTCGGAAGAAACGCAAAGGTTGCACTAGACACCATATCGTCAATAAAGTTTTTGGTGGCAAAGGTGATGTTGAGAACATTATCTGGCTACACGAAAAAAGACACGATATGTGGCACAGGGTTTTCAATAACCTTAACTTCTTACAGGTAGCAATGATTTTGGTTCGTGCTAACAATATGGTCAAGGGAACTAACCTAACTATTACGGAGGTAGACTAAAATGAACACAGCTATAACCTGTGAGGAATGTAACAAACCACACCCAGATTTAGTGGAGGTTAAGGTAACTGCTATCTTCAAAGGCAGAACTAACGATTTGAAGGTTCAGTTAGAGAATAAAATAAAACCACAGTAAATTGAAGGACAAGGTTATGGTGCTTCTTAATCCCCTTTTTTATTCTCTTACCGAGCTTTTAAATTGTTCTTTTACATAATAATATCAAGACAAGGAGGTGCTTATGAAAGAACAAGAAGGAAGAAAATCGGCTTCTAAAGAAATAAAGATTTATCCAAAGGGGTACGATATGTTCTGCGAAAATTGCAACGAGAAAACATATTGTCTTTATTTAACCAGAATTGGAAACTTTTGTGGTAAATGTGAAGATGAAAGGAGGAAATTTATGGAAAGAATAGATACCAAATGCGAGTTCTGTAACATTCCATTAACTATCCGATTTGTGAGTGGTGGTAAAGTTTACTGCTATTGCCACAGATGTGGACTTCTTGTGGTACTTCCATTGTCAGCCGAAGCTAAGGAGCTGGTGAAAGGTAAGTAATCCTATGGGCTTGATATTTAATTTAGGTAAAAGGGTAAGGCTAAACACCTTGCCCTTTGTTTTTGTTAAGAAGTGTAGTATAATTATAGGTAACAGACATCAACTATAAACTATAAAACTCTTACAAGTTAATTTTAAAAGACAAAAAATGGCTACAAAGAAACAAAAAACAGCAGTAGAAAACCTGGTTGGAAATGGTGGGAATGTAACCAAGGCTATGAGAGATGCTAAATACAGTGAAAATACACTAAATACTCCTAAGAAATTAACTGATAGTAAAGGGTATGAAGAACTAATGGAAGAATACTTACCTGATGATATGTTATTGAAAGCTTTGGAATCTGATATTAAAGGAAAAAAATTAAACAGGAAAGCAGAACTAGAACTAGCTTTTAAACTTAAAGGAAAAATGACAGATAAAGTAGATGTTACTTCTAAAGGAGAAGTTATAAAAGGATTTAATTTTACAAAGCCAGATGACTCCAACAATAAAACCAACTAAAAAACAATACGAGGCTTGGAAAACTTTAAAGGTAGAAGATGAATGTAAATATCCAGTGTTCGGGGGAGGAGCAGGCGGAGGAAAAAGTTGGATGGGTTGTGAATGGTTATTAACTAACTGTTATTTTTACCCGTTAAGTAAATGGTTCATAGGTAGAGAAGAACTATCACGATTAAAGAAATCAACTTTTGTTACATTTCAAAAGGTTTGTAGATTTCACAACATACCAAGAGATGATTGGAAGTTTAACGGACAAGATAATTACATAGAGTTTAAAAATGGAAGCAGGATTGATTTACTTGATTTAGCTTATAAACCTTCAGACCCTTTATATGAGAGATATGGTTCGTCAGAATACTCAGGAGGTTGGATAGAAGAAGCAGGAGAGGTAAACTTCCTTGCTTTTGATGTTTTAAAGTCAAGAATAGGACGACATATGAACAAGGAAGATAATATCCCTATCAAGATGTTGATTACTTGTAACCCAAAGAAGAATTGGTTATATAAATATGTTTATAGACCCTGGAAAGACGGAACACTGGAAAAAGACTTTAAGTTCATTCAAAGTTTATACAACGACAACCCTTACACAGCAGATGATTATGGAGAACAATTAGCCAGTATTAAAGATAAATCAACCAAAGAAAGATTAATGTTCGGTAATTGGGAATATGATGACGACCCTTCAATCTTAATTGAATACGACGCTATTATAGATATGTTTACTAATACTGTTGAGGATAGTGAAGAAAAGTTTATGTCAGTTGATGTAGCAAGATATGGACAAGATAAGACTGTATTTATGTTTTGGAAAGGTTGGAGAGTATATGATATTAAAGTTTTCACGAAGCAAGGAGTTGATGTGACATCTAATAAATTAAAGGAATTTGCAAAAGACGAACAAATACCATTTAGCCACGTTATTGTAGATGAAGACGGAGTTGGTGGTGGAGTAGTTGATACCGTGAAAGGTGTTAAAGGCTTTGTAAACAACAGTAGGCAGATAGTTTCAAGGGAACAAGAAAGAAATAAAATAGAGATAAACTATCAAAACTTAAAGGCACAGTGTTATTACTTACTGGCTGATAGGATAAATGAACATAAAATTGCAGTTAGAACTAGTGATGAGAGTATAAAAGAGCTTTTAACAGAAGAATTAGAATATGTTAAATCAAAAGATATAGATAATGACGGTAAATTAAAGGTTATAGGCAAAGATGATGTTAAAGAAGCTATTGGAAGAAGTCCAGACTATTCAGATGCACTAATGATGAGAATATACTTTGAACTACAACCACAATCAATGTTTTCTCAGGAAGAAATAAGGAGAACACAGGAAATACGATACAATCGTGTTATGAGCAACGATACAGGGCTATAATTTGTAGTTTATTATTAAAAGTGGTATAATGTAAGTAATTATGGAAACAAAATCAAAACTAAAAAGTCAGATTTCGCGGGAGGTAGAACAATTTCTCACCGAAGATGCTAAAATCTCTGATAATTACAACTTCTCACAATACAAGACATCTAACAGGATAACTCTGTTTGAAACACATACCTATCCTACAGGTAAAATAGACTCTCTAGGCAACTATAAATACTGGTATGACATTATCTCTCCAAGAGTAGATAGCGAAGTAAAGAACATAGATTTTGATACTAAAGATATAACCATTTACTCACCTCGTCCAATAGACGAGTTACCTTGCATTATATCTAACCTTAAACTAAAGGAATACCTACGAGAAACAGGACAAGCAGAAGAAATCAACTCAGCTATTGAAGAAGGAAGTGGTTGGGGTAATGTTGTATGGAAGAAAATAAAAGGAGGCTATGAAAGAGTTGACCTTTCAAACTTCTATGTAATCAACCAAACAGCTGAAACACTAGACGATACACCAGTTATTGAACGACATCAGATGACTTCTTCAGAGTTAAGAGCCAAAGCTGATGTATGGGAGAATGTGGATGAAGCCTTAAAAGAATGTAATACCAAGACCTATAAGACAGATATAGGAACTACTGAGACAGAAACAACTGTGCCTTATTATGAAATCTATGAAAGAAACGGAGAAATAAGTGTTGCAGACCTTAAAGAAAGCAAAGGTAAGAAACCAACAAAAGGAGATGAAGACAAATATATCCTTGCTAAAGTAATAGGAGCAGGAACTAAAGGAAACGCCGCTGGGGTTGATATTAAATACATCTTATATGCAGAAGAACTTACAGGAAAGAAGATGTCTGATATTTACAAGGAATTTCACAGAAGCCGTTACAAAAAGAGATGGTGGAGAGAAGGTATCTATGAATTACTATTTGACCTACAAGTTAGAGCTAACCAGATAGGAAATCAGATAGCACAAGGGCTAGAATTAGCGTCTAAGACGATTTTAAAGTCAGGTGACCCGCTTATACTACAAAACGTTATAACCGACTTACAGAACGGAGATATCATTAAGTCAGAAGACCTAAGCCAAGTAGTATTAAGAATGGATGCTTTCGACCAACTTATAGCAGATTGGAATAGAATACTAGAACTTGCTAACGATTTAACCAACTCAAGAGAGATAGTGCAAGGAGTAACACCAGCTTCAGGAACTCCGTTAGGAACTTCCCAATTACTTAACCAAAATGCAGGTAAACTGTTTGACTTCATAAGAGAGAAGTTTGCAATACCTTTTTCAGAGATATTTGAAAAGTTTGTTATTCCAGAGTTAATCAAAGACCTTAAAGGACAAGAAATACTAAGACTAACAGGCGATAGTGATATGTTAGGACGACTTCACATCTTATTAGTAGAAGATTGGTATATGCAAAACCTTGCTATATTACCACCACACACCAACGAAATAGCAGTAACCTTAAAGGAAGACAAGCTAAAAGAGTTGAAAGAACGACCAGAACTACTAATGAAAGCCACTAAGGACCTATTTAAAGGCTTTAAACCTCATATTTCAGTTGTTATCACAGGAGAACAGGTTAATTTAGATGCAGATTTACAGACTTTAATGGGATTTGCTCAATTAGAGCAAGACCCTGTAAGAAGAACAGCTATGATAGAACTTGTAATGAAGAAAAAAGGCATCGACGTTGGAAGTTTGCCAAAAAGTGACCCCCAACAGGTTCAACAGCAACAACAACAACAGCAACCAGTTAAAAAAGAAAATAATGAAAAAAGAAACTAGAAAAAGAGAGCTTGATAAGATGTATAAAGAACTAACAGACCCAGTAAAACGTCAAGAAGCTCAAAGAAGAACAAGAATAGAGAAAATGTTATCAGATAAAAAAAAAGACACTGGATATGCTTAAAAAACAACTAGAAAGCCGAATATTTGACCAAGATAGAAGAATATGTGAATTAGAAGAGTTTGAAAAGATAGGAGATGAGAAGTTATTAGAAGCTTATAAAATCGTTGATGCTAAACAAAAGGTTATCAATAATATTAAGAAATTATTAAATAATAAATAACAACTATGACAAAAATGTCAGAAACAAAGAAAGTTAAAAAAGGGATTGTAGAGAAACCTATTAAAAGGAGAAACTTAACAAGGACAGAACTACAAGAGTTTATAGCTTTAACTTCGTTAGTTAATTCAGAAATGTGGAAAGCTATGCAAATAGCAGGAAACACAGCCCTTATAACAAATGGGATAGAGTATGCTAAACAACTAGAAGATACTTCAAAAGTGCTTTTAAATGCTAAAAACAACTGGACTAACCAGAAATTAATGGAATGTGGAGTAAAACCAGGAGTTGCTTGCTCAATCAATTCAGAAACAGGACAAATCGTTGAAAATGTTAAAGAACCTAAAGTAAAGGTTGAAGTAAAGAAAGGTAAAGCTAAAATCAAATAATATGGATAAAAAAGAAATAATTGAAAACATAAAAGGTGCATTAGAAGCTGATTTTAATGTAAGAGTTGATATATTGTTAAATACAGACCATTTTGGATACAATATATGTCTTTCTTATCTTTATTACAAAAGCTCAGAGAAAATGTATCACGAAGTGATTTTTTTAGTTACTGATTTGGAAAAATGGTATGAGAATGATTACACTAAAAAGAGAAAAGAGATTTTTAAGAAGTTATCAATCAAATAATATGCAACCAGAACTAGCACAAAAGTTAATGAAGAACAAAGATATAGTTGATTTTGTTGATTTTCTTACAAAGAAAGTAGGAGAATTAGACACAATTACAGATATTGACTTTGATAAACCAGAAATAGAGCTAGATAAAGACAAAATGATAATAGAAGTAAGAGCTAGAAAGCTAGCAAACACCAAATTGAAAGAGATATTAGCACCCTTGCTTAATAGTCGTGAGGAGAGAGGGGAAATTAACAAACAAGAATATATAACATAATATGAATAAAAAAGAAAAAGAAGTTAAAGAAGTTAAAGAAGTAGAAGTTAAAGAAGTTAAAGAAGTAGAAGTTAAGGAAGAAAAAGAAGTTAAAGAAGTTAAAGAAGTAGAAGTTAAGGAAGAAAAAGAAGTTAAAGAAGTTAAAGAAGTAGAAGTTAAGGAAGAAAAAGAAGTTAAAGCTCCTAAAAAAAGTAAAGTGGAGTCAGTAACAGTATTATCAGCAACTGGTAATGTTGTAAGAACTTATACAGAAGAAATGACTGATAAAGACAAAGGGTTTGAGGAAAAAGCTAAGGGTTACGCCAAAAAGATTGGAGGTTCAGTCAGGGAAGCGTAAATTGAAAAATAAATAATAGAAGCACTACAAACATTTAGGGATGTCAGTTAGACGTCTAAATCATTCGGTAGTGCTTATGACTTAGACGACTAACCGACCTCCTTAAATGGAAGTCGGTTTTTTAAAATTAAGCTCAAATGAGCAAAAAAATATTCCAATGGAAAACGAAACAAAAAAAGTTCCTGTAGAGGAACAGGCAAAATTGCCACAAGAGGAGGACGTTAGAGAAAATATCATCACAGAATTTGGCTTCGACGAAGATACAGACTCTGACCGAATTGACAAGTTAGTAGAAAAGGAGATGGACAATTCTAAAAAGTTATCCGATGCTATTGGTCAAAAGATTAAGCACCGAGATAGAGTTAAGGAATTAGAAAATAACGGTGTTAAACCTCCTGTTAAAGGAGAAGTTAAAATTGACGACGACTTTGACAAGAAACTAGATGCGAAACTTCAAGAAAAGTTAGAAATGAAATCTTTAGACGAATTAGATTATTCTGATGACTTAAAAGAAGAAATTGATAAACTTTCCAAGTTAAAAGGAGTTTCAATCAAACAGGTATTAAGAGACCCTTATATTGTTTCAAGAGTTGAAGCATTTGAGAAGGAATCCGAAACCGAGGAAGCCAGCATTAGTAGAAGTAAAAAATCACGAGGCAAGAAAACATTCTCAATGGATACCACGCCAGATTGTGATATGAACACTGAAGAAGGAAGAAAAGAGTGGGCAGACTACAAAGCTGAAATGATAAAAGCAGGTAACTAAAGAGATAATATTTTGACCTCAAAATTTAATGGCTAATTCAGTAGGAGATTTAAAACCAGAATTTTGGGCTAAGGAGGCACAAGAATCATTGTTTGTAGCAAACAAAGCAATGGCTATTGCTAACACACGTCTAAGAAATTTGGTGGCTGGAGAAGGAGATACAGTGCATAGAACAATCGTTTCTTACCCTGCATCCTCAACTTATGTTCCAGGAACAGACATTTCTACACAAGCTGTAACAGGCTCAAGTGAAGAATTGTCTATCGCAACTTGGTTGTCCTCATTGGTAACAATCGATGACACCGAAAAAGTCCAAAGTATCATAGAACTTGGCTCAAACATTGCTAAGAAAATGATGCACGACCATAACAACCGTATAGAACAAGCAGTATTAGCAGAAGTTTCAAATGCAAATCACTCATTAGATGATGGAAATGTTGGAGGAACATCTGGTTCAAATGCCGTTGTTTCAACAAACACAGTTCCTCAATTCTTTATCGCTGCAGATACTAAATTAGATGCACAAGATGCACCTAAAGCAGGTAGAACAGCTGTAATTGGGGGTCACTTCTTAGGTCAGTTGAAACTACAACAAGCAGCTAGAGCAACTGAATTTGGAGACGGAGTAAACACAAGAGGTGTTGTAACCAATCTATTCGGTTGGGATATTCTGTATTCAAACAACTTGCCTTACGAAGCAGTATTAACAATTGCAACTAACCCTACAACTACAGATACGATTACTATTGCAGGGGTTACTTTCCGATTTATCGCAGCATTAGCTTCAGCAGGAGACCTTCATATTGGTTCAGATGCAGCCGCAACTGTAGCAAATATGGTGGTAGCAATAAACGCACCAGCAACTGCTATTACAGAAGCAACAGACACTGGATACCAAGTGTTGTCAGCTGAAAACATCTTTATGTTGAGAGACAAAAGGAGAGTTACTGCTACAGTTACTTCGGCAACTGTTACTACAATCGCAGGTTACGGAGACATCGTTGTTTCTGAAACTTTGACTGCAGATGCAGATGCTTGGAGTGGACAAAAGCAAACTTCATTATTCTGTGTTAAAGGATGTGTGGACTTAATTGTTCAAATTCCTCCTAAGATAGAAGTTGTGAGAGACCAAGACCAATTCTCAGATATTGTTAAATCATTACTAGGATATGGTAAAAAGACTTTCGCAGATGGAGCTAGAAAAATGGTATCTGTGAGCATAGATGCATCTACTTCGGACTGGTCATAATGTAAAATCTGTGGTATAGTTTGTTTTATAACAAACAAAGATTATTAGATTTAATAGAAAAACATTATGATTAAAAACATAGTTATAGGATTACTAGGTTTAGTAATCATCGTCGGTGGGTATGCTCTTTCAAGAGACAATGTGGGTGCTCCTTCGGGACCAGCTCATTGGCAAATGGAATCATTCCTACAAGGTGTTAGTGCAGGTGCTAGAGACCAATTTAGCGTTTCTAACACTGGTGTAATGACTACACAACTAAACATCTTAGAAGCAACAGGAACATCAACTATTTCAGTTAAAGCTACAGCAGCTTCAACTGGTGCAAGATTAATTCTTGAAGATAGTGATGGAGCAGGTTGTTCAGAGTTATATGTTCTTAACGGAACATTAACTACTGCAACAGTTACTTGTCCATAGTGTTCTAACTCAGACTTTCAGAAATGGAGGTTTGAGATTAGGACATTATCAAATTATTAATTTATTAAAAACATAATGAAAAATTTAAAAACAATAGGAATAACAACACTTGTATTAATAGGAATAATCTTTATAGGATATTCTCTTAAAACAAGTAATACAGGGGGAGCTTACACTTACCAAAACTGTAATGTAACAACCACAACAGCAGTAAACATTGATGACATCACAAGAACAATGCTTACAGCTACAAGTGGAAGAACTTGGGCTAGACTTCAATTAGGAGCAAACGAAACAGACAACTTCTATATTATGTTAGGAGCAACAGCCACAGAAGAAAACGGTTTAATGTTATCTTCTTCAACAGTAGATTACATTGATATAGGATTTGCAACAGATATTCCTTATTCAGGGATAATCACTGGGATTACAGACGGAACAGCTAGTTCAACTTTACTTTTGACAGAGTGTCGTTAATAACTAATTAAAAAAACAAAATGCGAATTTCAGGAGAAACGAACAATCTCGATTTATACAGCGATGCAAGATTTCTTTGCGGTATTCTTTTAACGGATACTACAACCTATCCACTAGCAGACTTCGTAAGAAATGCTAATTTTGGGCTTGATAAGGTAAATGCTTTGGCTATGAAAGCTGACGGCAAGTGGAAGTTCATAGATAATAACAGTGCTACAGGAATGATTGATACTTCTGTTGCATTAGAGTCGGGAACTCCCACTTATGCAATTCCTATTACTTGGCTTAAAATGGGTAGAGTTAGAGCTAAAGACGCACAAGGTAATTTTAATACACTAACTCCAGTAGATAGACGACAATTATCTGATAGTAAGTTAAATGACTCAACAGGTGGAAATCCTAAATATTATGTTCAAGAAGGCACAGTGGTTCGTTTATTACCTACACCAAACTATGCTTCAACAGGAGGTTTAGAAGTTCAGCAACAAATGGGTTCAACTTACTTTGCTTATGACGCTACAACGACAGTTCCAGGCTTTGACTCACGATTTCATAGACTAATATCACTTTATTCGGCTGAAGATTACTGTGAAGCCAACGAATTAGATAGAAAAGTGCAGAAAATACAAACTAAATTACTTGTAATGGAACAAGAGTTTATGATTGCAATAAGAACAAGAGATAATGACCAAAAGATAAGTCTTATCCCTAAACGAGAAGACTATGGGCAAAATAGGTTATCAAGTAATAGTAACTTTGGCGGAGGTCAAAATGGATTTTAATTATGGCAACAAAAGATAACAACTTCATCACAAAATTTTCAGATTTCAATCAAGGTCAAGCACCTTTGGCTCATTTAGATAGTCTTTCAACAGTAGGAAACTCAGGACAATATACTGTGGCTACAAATGTGGATATTATCTCAAAACCAGGTATATTATCACAAGGTCCAGGACTAGCTACTCTCACAGCAGGAACACAAGCTGGAGCAGTATCAGACCAAATCAATTTTATAATAGACAAAGCAGTAGCAAATAATCAAACTTATGGGGTATCAGATACACTTTTACATAGAATAACCCCAACAGCAGTAACTAATACAGGTATATTCCCTCACACTATTACAGATGCAACAGCAGGAAACTCAGCAATTCACTTTCAAGGTGATTTATTCTACTTTTTTAACAAAGCAAGTGGTGGAGATATAGGAAAATATGACCTATCAAGCACTTTTGACGATAATTGGGGTTCAACAGTTCCAACTGGAGCTTCAGCACTTCAAAAAGCACCACACCCAGTAGCTAAAAAGGAAGATATTATGCTATTTGGTAATGGAAGATATGTTGGAACATATATTTCAAGCACAACAACTCTTGCACCGACTAAATTAGACTTTGGAGAAGATACAGAAGTAGCTGATGTAGCTTTTCACGCTAATCAATGGTGGATTGCTGTTAATGGAAGCAGTCTAACTGGTTCAAACAGAACAAGCAGTCAAGTATATCTTTATGACGGAAGTGCAGTAAGCACTTTACTTTCTGATGAGGTGGCTGTTGGAGTTCAAAAGATAGGATTTATTTACCCAGTAAATGGAATAGTTTATATAGCATATCAAGATACAGGTGGCTCAAATGTAATCGGATATATAGCGGGCAGACAAGTCAAACCACTTCGTTTCTTTTCAGGAGATTTACCTGATTTTTCACAAAAAACACTTTATCAAAATACAATCGCTTTCGTGTCAAGTGGGTTAATCTACTCTGTAGGAGCAGTAGTAGAACAATTACCTTTACAAATTTCACAATTAGCAGACGGAGGTTTTGCAACAGTAGGAGCTTTAGCAAGTCCGTTCGGCACTCCTATGGTAGCAAGTAATCTAACAACAAGTTTTAAATTAGCAAAATTCAGTGGTTTAGATGTAAACTGCACTTTCAAATCACTTGTTATCCCCACAATAAACAGTGATGTAGTTGGAATGATAGATAAAATCGTTGTAATGACTAATGTTTTAAAAGCAAATGCTTCTTGTTTATTAAAAGTAGAAAGTAATCAAGGAGTAACATCAACCACGATAGGAACGATAACAACCACAGGTAAAACAAGACATTCTTTTTCAGTTCCAGTAAATAATATAGAAGATTATAGATTTTTCCTTGATTGGTCGGGAGGAAATGCAGTAAACGGAGTAGATATTAAGTCCATTTATGTCAAAGGACATTTTAAAGAAATAAAATGACAAAACCAGCAGATTTAACACCAAAATTTCATACAATAAGTGCAGAAGAAGAAATATTTATTCCAGAAGCTTCAGACTTGTCACAATTAGTTGGTGGACAATCTTTAAATCAACCAGTAGTAGTTAATCAAGGACATTTACAATCGCCTGATTTCAAAACAGGAACTTCAGGCTGGCAAATCAAAGCAGACGGCACAGCAGAATTTCAAACAGTAATCGCTGGGGCTTATGTTCAAATCTTCGTTCAAGCAGGAATTCCAACTTCATTACACATAAACGATATTTGGTATGATAGTGATGATGGAAACAAACCTTATCGTGCAGCGATAGTTGGAGCAGACCAAATCACAGCGGGAGAATGGGAATTAATAGACAATCCAACAGAATGGGCTGATGTAGGAAATACAGCAGGAACAAAACCAGATGATAGTGCTGATGTTACAGGAGATAATACGGCGGCCGCAATACTTAATCAAGGTAATTTAGCCTTATTAGATACAGTTGATTCAGTTCAAATAGCTGCAGATGCCGTTACAGCAGCCAAGATAGCAGTTAGTGGATTAGACGGAACAACTGGAGATGTAGCTACAAATCATATCATCGCAGGAATGATACAGACAAATGCTGTCACAGCAGATAAAATACTTGCAGACTCTGTTACCGCATCTAAAATAGATGTTACAGACTTATCGGCTATAAATGCTAATCTTGGAACTATAACAGCAGGAAGTTTAAGTATAAATAGTGGAGTAGCTAGTATTGATAGTGATGGAGATGCTGTCTTCAAATCAGTGCAAGTTGGTGGAACAACCAAACAATACAGTTTAGGCGATGACGGGATATTCTCTTTCGGGGATGGCTCGGACGGTGCTCACACAACTTCAGGAAATGAAACTTTAACAAGTGATAAATATTATACAAATTTAACAATAGCAACAGGACATACTTTAAATACAGGAGGTTATAGAATATTCGTAAATGGAACTTTAACTTTAGAGGGGACAGGGAAGATAGTGAGGAATGGGAATAATGGTGGGAATGGAGGAACTGGAACTGCAGCTGGTGCAGGTGGTGGTGCTTTATCTGACGGTTATCTTAAAGGTTCAGTCGCTGGAGGAGCGGGTGGACAATATGGAAGTGGTGCTCAAGACCCGACAGCAGGGGCTAATGGAACCGCTACAAGTAATTCTCTTGGAGATAACGGTGGAGCAGGCGGGGCAGGTGGAGATGATAATGGTGGAGATGGACAATCCCCAGGAGCTGGCGGAGCAACAGGAGTAGCAACATCTTCAAATGTAAAACTTATTGCAAACTGGCATTTACAAACTCTTTTAGATATTGGTTCAACTGGAGCAACTGTTAAATATGATAATTCAGCAGGAACTGGTGGAGGTGGTGGTGGAGTTAGAGCAGATGGTGCTGGAAGTCCACCAGGTGGTAGTGGTGGAGGAGGTGGTTCAAATGGTGGGATTATCGCTATTTATGCAAAGGTTATTGTTATTGGAGCAAGTGCGGGAATTGAAGCAAATGCTGGCAATGGTGGAACGGGTGGCGATGGTTCAAATAGTGCTACATACGGTGGCGGAGGAGGTGGTGGTGGTGGTGGAGCAAACGGAGGACAAATCATCTTAGTTTATAATGAATTAACAAATAGTGGGACAATTTCCGTAACAGCAGGAACAAAAGGTTCGGGAGGAAATGGAGGAACAGGTGGGACAGCCGCTGGAGATAATGGAGTTGATGGAGTTGACGGTTCAGTAGGAACGATTAGACAATTTAAACTTTCCCTTTAATATTATGCAAATAGATGAAACAAAAATAAAAGAAAAGTTAGAAATACTTTTAAATAGGAAACCAAAAAAGAATGAGATTATAAATGCTCAGACAGATTTTAATATAACAAACGAGATACTTTTTGACGAAGTAGAATTATTAAAAATAGAGATTATTAACTTAAAAAAATAAAATATGGCAACACAATATTATAAAATCACAAAAACAGGAGAAAGTTATGCTTTAGATAAAGCGACAGGAAAGGCAAGTAAAGTTAGTTCTATTCCAACTGGTGGAGCAACTATTACTTGGGGTGGTTCAAGTTTGCCATCTGCTCTACAAAATATACAAACAACTACTCCAACACCAACTGAACAACCCGCTTCTACCTATACTCCACCAACAACCGTAATACCCCCAAAGAAAGTCCAACCAATTCCAACTTTTCTAATAGACCAACTCCGAACAAATATCCAAAGTGGAATGTTCACACCAGAACAAGCCTTAAATGCTATGAAAGGAATGGTAACTTCAGGTGGATATTCTGCCCCAGCAGGTGGAAGTGAGAAATCATTATTTAGTGGATTAACTGGCATTAAACAATCTGACGGCTCAATAGGAGATTTTGCTCCATTTACAGGAGGAATACCACAAATAATAACAACAGCACGACCAAATCAGGTAACTCAAGTAACAGCAGACGGAGTGCAACGACAATCAGGAGTTTTAACCCCAAGCCAACAAACAGAATACTTTTCTACACAAGGACAATCAGCAAATCCCCTATCTCCAACCGACTGGCTAAAATCACAAACAGTTATAAACAAAGACTCAATTTCAAAGATGCCCTCAGTAGTAGATACCCCAACTCCCTCCACAGGAACAACTCCTGAACTACCAATCCCACAAGCAGGGAATATTCAAGATGCCTTTGGTGTTTCAATGCAAAGTAAAGTAGATACAGCACGAACTACATTAGAAAATACATATAAAACACAATTAGAAGATTTACAAAAAAGAATAGACGAAAGTAATCAAAGTATGGACGAACTTACTTCTTTACAAGGAGAAGGAGTTGAAGATGTAGAAAATCTAATGCAACCTTTTAGAGAAAAACTAGAAAATGCAGAAAGAGAAAGACTTTATATAAATGAAAACTTTGAAGCAAATCAAGCTCTAACTAACGAATTAGAAAGTTTACTAACAGAAGGTAACGAACTTATAAGACAACAAAAAGAAATCACTGGCTTATCAGCAATCAGAAACCCACGAATAGATAAAACTATTTCAGATGTAAATTCTAGAGCTGGTGTTATTCAAGCTGTTATGAGTGCTAGGAATGGTCAAATCTCTCAAGCATACAATATGATAGATAGAACAGTTGATGCTATCAACGCAGACAAACAAGACCAACTAACATATTACAGCACTTTATTTAACTTCTATGAAAGTCAAAAAGATACAGAGGGTAATAAACTCACTACACTAACAAATGAAAAGAAATCTTTCTTAAATGCTCAAATAGGACTATTAGAAAACGATATGGCTCAAGCACAAAACAATGCAGATTATATTAAAGAGTTAATGCAAGACCCAGACTCAGCTTCGTTTATGGCTAAAGCAGGAGTAACACTAAACGACTCTCCAGAAACAGTAAACCAAAAAATGGCTCAAGAAAGTCAAAGACAAGAAGTAGAAAACTTTAAAAATAATAGGATAGCAGAAGGATATGAATATGTACCTTATGGAAATGGGGATACTAATTTCAGTGTAGGAGGTAAGAACTTGAGTTTTAACACGACAGAAAATGTAAAAGGAGTAGATACACCAGATACACCAACTGAAACCGATGATAAACCAATGTCCACAAATCAAATAGAACAGTTTAGAAGAAGTTACGGTTGGACACCTCCTTTCGGATATTCACAAAGTCAATTACTTCAATATATGGACGATAACCCAAATGCTACTCCTGAACAACTAGAAGAAGGAGCGAAACAACAAGCATCAGATACACCACCAGATACACCTACAGATACACCAATTGAAACAACCGAACCAAATCAACCAACTCAAACAGTAGAAGAACTTATCCCTAATATAATGTCATCTATTACAGATGCTCAATTAAAATCTTTGAAAACAAAAGCAGATACAGCAGGTATTTCAAGTATGTGGAAAAGTAAAACTACTGATGTTGAAAATTACCTAAATTCAATTAAAGCAGACTTACAAGAAGCAATAAATTACGGTTATACTTTAGAAGAAACAATAACAGGCATAATAAACTTCTAATATGCTTAACTTAACAGCATTAAAAAAAAATAAACTTAATACATCAGCTTTAGGTGGTAGAAAACCTGTTGGCGACTTTATTAGTCAAGCTCCAGAGCAATCATTCTTTCAAAAACTAGCTTCCAAGATACCAAGTGCTTTAAGAGAGCCTTTTGTAGGAACAGGACAAACTGTTGATTTAGCAGGTAGAACTAAGTTTGATACAGGACTTATGGGAATGTTTAGACCTTTAGGATTTGGAAAATCAAAAGAAGAAAAAGCATCAGACAGAATTGATTTATTAAGCCCTTTAGTTGCACAAGGAACTATCACACAGGAACGAATGAATGAGATTATAAAAGATGTAGTTACTCCTAAAGGTATTCAAGCTATACCAAAAGGATTACCAATAGATAAATTAGAACTTACAAGACCTGAAAAGATAGCCCTAAGACCAGTTAGAATTGAAGAAACTTTAGACCAAATTTTTGGTGTTTTAGATATATTCTCTTTTGGAACATTAAAACCTATAAGCAAATCAGCCGCTAAACTTATTTCAAAAAGTAAAGTATCAAGTGAAATAATATCTATTCTTAAAAAGGAAATACCAGAGATTTCAGACGAAGCATTACCTGTATTTGGTAGAGCTTTAATGGATATTGATGATGTAAATGATGTTCAGAGAGTTATGAATAGAGCAGAATTAGCATTAAAGAAAGCAAAACAAACTGCTGGTAAAGTAGATACAACAGCATTAAAACCTGTTGGGTTTGGGAAGAAAGATATATTACCAAAAGATGTTTCTATTATAGAAGAATCAAAATTAACTGGTGCAAAAAGAATATCTCCTGAGAATATAAAACATCAACAAGTAACTCCAGAAGCTAGTATAAATACAATAAAGAATGATATAACTTCTACTATTAAAATTCTTGATAATGCACCTCAAATGTCTAGTGCTTCTAAAAGAGTAATAGATAGTTTCCACAGCATTGAGAAAAAGATAAAAGAAAATAAAGCTTCTGATAGAGAAGTAGCTTGGTATAATAGAGCTAAGGACAATATGCAAATCGCGATTGCGAACGACAATTTAAAAAAGATATTAGGTAGTGATAAATTGAAATATGGAAAAGATAATTTAGAACTTATAAAGAAACTAATGTTAGATGATTCTTATATAAATAATAAATATATTGATTTAGTTAAAAAGGATATAAGCAAAGGTTATAAATTTCCAGAAGAAGTATTAAATTATGACAAGTCTTTTAAAACAGCAATAAACAATAGGGAAAGATACGAAAAAGGTTTAAGAACTTCATTTGGTGCAGATGACCAGAGAATTGTATTTGAAGATATTGAAACAATAGGTGCTGGTATGAAACGACAAGACGGGAAAGAACTAACAGACCTACAAAAATCAGATATAAGAGAGGGTGTAATAGATTTCTCAGAAACACTTGGTTTAGATATGAGGAAATTAGCCAAAGATGATAGGTGGGTTTATGTCCACTTAAACGAAAAAAATCCATTTCTAATGAAAGATGTAGCTGGACTTTACAGAAAAGATATAACTAATAAAAGTGTTAGTGTTTCTGTTGGTGGAAAAGAAGGTTATTATGTAATAGTTAATGGAGAAAAGGTTAAAAAATTTACAAATACTACAATGGCTCACGAATTAGGACACGCTATTGATTTTAAAATTGGGGAAAAATTCTTATCTGGCGATGAGTTTTTAACTTTGAGAAGAAATTATAACAAGGTTGAGAATAGTTATCGTGGGGAGAAATATTGGAGTAGTAAAAAAGAAGTAACAGCAAGAATGATAGAGGAATATATTGCAGTAACAAAAGGAAATAAAAACTTCTTTGATAAACAAGGATATTGGAAAAAAGATATTTTTGAAAAGGATATAAAGCCTGTAGTTGAATCAAATATAAAAGAAAAGTTTTCAGAATATAAATTACAACCCAAACCAACCACAACCCTACAACAAGAAGCAAAGAAGTTTAAGAGTGTTGATGAGTTTATAGAGGCACAACCTAAGGTTTATCACGGAAGTTTAGAAGGTCGTGTAACTAAGTTAGAAGATAAACCATTTTTTGTATCACCAGATAAAAATATGGCTAGAAGTTATGGAAAAGAAATTAGTAACTTTTATTTAAAAGATGGTAAGAAAGCTGATTTACAAGATGTGGAACTTCTAAAAAAAGTTGTTGGAATTGAAAATTATAACAAAGGAGAAAGTATATTTAAAAAATTAAATATTCAGACACAAGAAAAAGTATTAAAGAATAATTTAAGTGGATTAAAAAGAGATTTTCTATCAAAGAGTGATGAAAGTTTATTGAGTGATTATTTGTTTGTTGAAAAACCAACTAATACAGCAGTGGTTTTCAGACAAAAACAAATTCAAGATAAGTTAAAAAAGCTTGGTTTTGATTATTATGAAAATCGCACAGGTTATGGAGATACAGATTTCGGTGCTTCTTATATGGGAAGTCAAAAACCAGAAATAATTGTCTTAAATAAAGATATATTAAAAACAAAATCCCAACTAAAAGATATATACAATAAAGCGAAAGGAGTTAAAGAAGTCCCCAGTAAGAAGCCACAAGTAAAAGAAACAAAACAAATAGGCAGTAAGCCAAAAAAGGATGTTTCTGTTGAAAAGATAAAAGAAAAGTTTTCAGAATATAAATTACAACCCAAACCAACCACAACCCTACAACAAGAAGCAAAGAAGTTTAAGAGTGCTGATGAGTTTATAGAGGCACAACCTAAGTTATTTCATGGGACATCTGCTGAATTTGATACTTTAAAAAGCACACAACAGCTTCGTAATAAAACAGGTGATTTTCAACCATCAAATATTGGTGGTAATAGTCCTTTTATTCATATTACAGAAGATATAAATCTTGCAAATAGTTACTCTAAAGCACGTGTATTAAATATGGGAGGAAAAGCAAACACTATGGAAGTCTATATAGATGGAAAGATATTAGATAAAACTAGAAATTTGTCAACAAATTTTGGAACAATGGAACGTGGAGGTAAAGAAATATTGGAAGAAATGAAAGAGGGAGGATTTGTTGGTGTTAAATTTAGAGATAAAGGTAATTATGGTCAAGATGTAAATACATTGGCTGTATTACCAGATGCAGTAAAAACAAAATCCCAACTAAAAGACATATACAATAAAGCACGGGGGGTTACAGAAGTCCCCAGTAAGAAGCCACAAGTAAAAGAAACAAAACCAGTAGGCAGTAAGCCCAAAAAGGATGTTTCTGCTGAAATTCCAAAAGATAGTCCATCATTAGTTAAAAAGGATACAGTAAAAAAAGAATTAAGTAAAGTAAAAGTTGAAACTGCTAAGATAGAAAAACTACCTCCTGCAGATACAACACAGACAATTCCAAATAATTGGAGGGGTGAATTTGTGTTACCTAAAGAAACTAAATTACAATCTGTTAGGAGAGTAGCAGAAGATTTTAATATAAGACTAAAAGTATTAAATGATAAAATTGAAGAAGTTGCTGGTTCTAAAATAGAAGAACATCTTAATTTGTGGGTGCAAAAAGATATGCTCCCAAGAAAGCAATCTGATTTACTTCGTAGAGTAAGGGATAAAAAACAAGATTTTGTTAAAAGACTAACTGAGAATGATGTAGATATAGAAGAATTTGATAAATATTTACACGCTAACCACGCTATTGAAAGAAACAAACAAATGAATTTGTTACGAACAGAAAAAGGTAAAGAAGCCATTGATGGACTTTCTGGAATGACAGACAAAGAAGCAAAATCAATTCTTGCTAAAGATAATAAACAATATGAAAGTTTTACAAAAGAAATTCAAAAAATGAATGATGAAACTTTGAAATTTCAATTAGACCAAGGATTACTAAAACCAAAAGAATACGAAACTATAAAAGGAATGTATAAAGATTATGTGCCTTTGTTTAGAGATGTAGAAAATGACTTTATAGGAATAGGACAAGGTATTGATATTAAAGGAAAAGAAATAAAACGAGCTAAAGGAAGTGTTGAAAGGAGAGTTGTTTCTCCTGTTGGTAATGTTTTCTTTCAAGCAGAAAAAGCACAGGTCAGAGCATTAAAGAACGAAGTAGGAAAAACTATTATTGATTTAACAAAAACACACCCTGAAACAAAAGATATTTTCAAGATAGAAAAACAACAATATTCTCCAAGATATAACAGTGATGGTGAGTTATTGTATTTAGACCCCAAAACAAAATTAGGAGATAATGTTATTGGAACTAAAATTGAAGGAACTCAACACTTTATAACAATTAAAGACCCAAAATTAGCCCAAGCATTAAAAAATCTTAACATAGCAAGAATACCCAAAGGAATGCAATTTTTAAGGTCAGCACTGGGGATATGGGGTAGTTTCAAAACAAGGTGGCGACCAGAGTTTTTATTGACTAACTTTCAAAGGGACTTGGGGGAAGCATTACTTAACTTAGGAGTTGAAAAATCGTGGTTAAAAACAAAAGGTAAAGGACTACGAACATCTATTGTTAAAGACTTGTTCCCTTCACAGAAAGCAGTTTGGAAGTATTTAAGAGGTAGTGAGAATAAACAAGTTGATGAATTCTTTACTTTAGGAGGAGATGCAGGACACTTTTGGTTAGATGACATAAACACAGCAGAGAAATCTTTAATACACCTTCAAAAAGAAATTCAAAACGTAGGAATTGAGAAGTTAAAAAACCCTATAAGAAAACTGGGGCAGTTAACCGATGATGTTAACTCAATGGTTGAATTAGGAGTAAGATATTCTACTTATAAAAATTTAGTCGTAAGAGGTTTCAGTAAGGAGAAAGCAATCCAAAGTTCCGCTGATTTAACAGTAAACTTCTCAAGACAAGGAGAATTCTCTCCATTCTTGAAATCATTTTATGGATTTATAAACCCAACTATTCAAGGTGGCTCAAAAGTTATTCGTTCTCTTTCAAGCAAAGAGGGTGGTAAAAGTGTTTTAAAAGGAGTTGTATTTTTGACAGCATTAGGTTTTATGACAAGAATGATGTCAATATGATAGACGAAGAAGGCGACGAGCAAATTTCAGATTGGAATAAAAATCACAAATTAGCATTTTCAATAGGTAACGGAAAACAAATAAGTCTTTGGAATATGCCCTATGGTTTTACTGCTTTTTATTCAATGGGAAGTAATATGGCTGAATTAGTAATGGGTAAAAAAACATTTGGTGAAGCAACAAGGAATGTTTTGGGGACGACTATTGATAGTTTCTCTCCTTGGGGAACCTCATTAAATGATATGATACCAACACTTGCAAAACCTATCTTTGAAGTTAATCAAAATAAGGCTTGGTATGACGGGAAGATTTATCCTGACCAAATTTTTACAAAGACACCTGAACCTGATGTAAATTCTTATTTTAAAAGTGCAACAGAAACCTCAAAGTTTATAACTGCTTTTATGAATGATATTAGTGGAGGAGATACAAAGAATGGTAAAGCAGGACTAATTGATATGCACCCTGATAGTTTAAAGTATTTATATGACCAGTATTTTGGAGGTCCATTTGAATTTGTAACATCATCTATTGAAACAGGAGCAAGAGGAGTTAATGGAGAATTTGAACCAAATAAGACACCTTTTGTTAGACAAGTTTTCAGAGAAAACACTTCCGCCCAATTCTCTTATGGGGTAATTTATGACACCTTAGAAAATGCTTATAAAAAAGACTTATCTAAAATGGAAATAGATAGATTTTATAGGGCTGTGGATATCGGATTAACAGAAGAAATTTTTGACCAAGAAAGAGCAAATGGATATATAAGAGACTTTATTAAGGCAAGATTTAGAGTTTCTGGTTCAATTTCAAGTGATGAAACTATACTTCAAATATCAAAATTACCACAAGAAGAACAAGATATGTTAGTAAATACTTATGCAGAAACTACTCAGAAAACAATAGAAAGAAAATTAAAAGAAACCCCAAAATCCTCAAAAATGTTCGCACCAAAAGGAGTTTCAACTGGAATGTTTGCTCCAAAATAATTTATTAAACTTCGAAAATATGTTATAATATTACTAATTAACTAAAAACAATATGCAATTATCACCCAACGAAAATTATCCTATTTTTCACGGAATAATAAACCACTTAGACACAGGCACTTATTATGTCCGAACTGTTATTTATGATGCAGATTATAATTTACTTGCTACAGTTGATTTAGAAGACCAAGGTAGTCAAAACTTTCTTAAAATGTGGAAAGTTCCTTATGATAATGTATTCCAAAAAGGAAAGTTTATATTGTTAGTTACATCTACCTACACGGATAGTTCTTACACAACTAAAAGTGAAAACTATGGAGATGAATTTCAAACTCACCTAGTCCAAGAGCGGTGGAATTTAGCTACAAATGCTAGTTTAGGAGGAGGTAGTAGTAGTTATTCAGGAATTACAGCCAGTGATGTTAGAAAAGTTATAAAAAAAGAATTAGAGAACATTAAGTTCCCCGAAGTAGAAGAAATCAAATTTCCTAAACAAAAAGAGTATGAAGCTAACTTTAAAGATATTACAAAAGGTTTGACTGATATCAAGGCTTTAGTAGGCACTTTACCGACTCAAAATTCAAATTTAAGCCCGTTAATAGATAGACTTGATGATATTATCGAAGATATACAAGCAAAGCCTGTAACAAGAGAAACAGACATTAAACCTATCTTAAAAGTAATTAAAGAAGCACAATCAGAAAGAGCAGGAAATAGCAAAGAAACAGCAAAGATTTTAGATAAAGTAGATTCTAAATTAAGTATGGTAGAAAAAGAACTTGTGAAAGTAATCAAGAAAGAAATTTCAGATATTCTACCAACAGCTATTAAAGAAACCATGAAAAAAGCAAACTTCTCAATCCCTATGAATATGGGTAACGAAGAAGATGATAAAAAATCCAGCATTAATAAATTAAAATCTAAATACGGTATAAAATAATATGAAAATAAAATCAATAATCATCGCTATATTACTTCTAACAGCCTCAACTTGTAATGCAGGCTTCTTTGACTGGCTAGGCTTTGGAGATAATGTAGGAGGTGGAATGGGAACGTTAGAAATGTTAAATCAGTGGAGGTCTACAACAGACGGAATAACTACAAATTCATCAGGGAAGACCATCTATACACCCCTCTCAGACGCTTATTTTGCCAATCTAACAGTAGGAGGCATAGCAACTACTACTACGCTATGTTTTGCAGATAATACTTGTCAAACAACAGCAGTGGGTGCATTAACCCCGTGGACAGAAAACATAGACGGAGGTGGCTTTAATCTAACAAATGTCGGCTATATATCTGCAGACACAGGGACTTCTACAATAAGCAATTTGAATGTTACAGGAGATTTAACCGTAGGTGCTAATATCTATGGTTCTTTTACTTTTGTAACCAGTGGAGATTTACAAGTAGATAATATAAAACTATCAGGCAACACAATAGAAGCTACAAACGACAGTGGATTAAATATTTTTGATAATGCAAGTAATGGAATAACTGTTAAAGACGGTGGCAACGTCGGCATCGGGACGACAACCCCACTTTCAACCTTAGATGTATATGGTAATGGAATATTTAGTGGATTAACCAACAACTCTCGTTATCTAAACTTTGGAGATATAGTAGGAGAAACAGGCTATGGTCTTCGTAATAGATTAGGAGTGATAGAAACTAAAGACAACGGTGACACTAATTGGCAAGCAGTAGGAACAATTTGTCCTGCTACCATGGTAGACACTGATGGTAATGTTTACGATGTGGTAAAAATAGGAAACCAATGCTGGATGGCTGAGAACCTTAATGTTGGAACTAGAATAGATGGAGTCGATGAGATGGCAGACACAGGAACAATAGAAAAATACTGTTATGGTGACGACGAAGCCAATTGTACAACTTACGGAGGTCTCTACCAATGGGATGAAATGATGCAATACACAGAAACTGAAGGAACCCAAGGAATTTGTTCCATTGGTTGGCATCTACCCACCGATGCAGAATGGTACATTCTAGAAAATTACC